TTAGCAATACCTTTTAATTCTTCTTTAACATCTTTCTTTTTAATTTTTTTTGCGTTATTATATGTGTTGGACGCTGATAATATTGCTCCTAAAATATTTCCACTTTGCACATTTTTAATTACTGAACCAATGCCGTCGACCACACCTCCGGGGCCAAATATGCTGTTAGTTCCACCACCCAGCACGGTTAAAGGCGAAGGTTCTTTATCATAGTTTATAGTTGCAAATCCTGGAACGTTGTTTACATTAACAATTCCTGATTTGTATAGAACTGTTTCATAAAAAATTTGCATAGTATTTTGCATGATGCCTGTTCCGTCTGCCTGATCTAAAGTGTCGTGAGCAAAAGATCCAATTACAGGATTGACTAATGTCATTGATGTAAATCTTTGTTTGTGCAATACAAAAATTTCAATACCCTTTAGGTATGGCTTTTGCCTTTGTTTTGGGGTATCGAGACCGTACTTGTTTGTAGATCCTATGTATGCTGTTTTGTAATAGTCATCTTTTGTGTTGGAAATTTGTAGATCTGAATTCATACTTACACCGTCCGCAATAGTGTACTCGTAATACTTTTTCCAGAAAGCATTGACGGTATCAGCATGATCATCATGGAAAGTTATATTGACTGGCTCATATTGTATACGTGTGGCTGTGTACATTTTTTTATTGTATTGTATTTTCTCCTCAACATTGTAACCATATCTCGGGAGGTCGGCCGCTTTTACCAGCATGTTCAGTTGATATTGTTCATTTGATGTAAATGCAGTTTCAAATAACGATTCATCAAGATTAAAAACAACATGAAACAGAAACTTTTGTTTCGGCATCAGTTTAAAGTTGTCGTCTATGTATAATCGGGAGGCATGTCGATAATCTTTCATGCCTGGCAGGCCGTTTTGGAAACCCTGTAAGTAATCGTTAATTT